TGGAGCGCGGAAGCCGCCCGCCGCGAGGCGGCCCGGGTGGGTGCCGAGCTCGCCACGGTCAACCAGTTCCTGCGCACGGTGGCCGGGGCGCCGGGTGGCGTCCGCGCGCTCTCCGACGCGGTCACCGCCGCCCGCCAGACCGTCCGGCCGGTCGACGCCCGGGACATCGAGTTCCCCGAGTTCTGCGAGAAGTACCTCTCGATGCGGCTGTTCTGGCACCAGCTCCAGTGGGCCGACCTGCTCGAGCGCCGGCCGCCCCGCGATCTCCACCCCGCCCAGACTCACTACCCCGGAGACCCTTCGAGGATAGTGATCAACACCCCGCCGTTCCACGCCAAGAGTATGACGATCTCGATCGCGTGGATCACCTACCGGATCTGCCTCGACCCGAACGTCCGGATCATCGTCGTCTCCCGGACCGAGAAGATGGCGAAGAAGTTCCTCGGCGCTGTCAAGACCCGGCTGACCCACCCGCGGTACGCGCTCCTCCAGCGGACGTTCGGCCCCGACGGGGGCTACCAGGCCACCGCCGAGTCCTGGACCGCGACCGAGATCTACGTCGGCGGCCGAGACCGCGACTCGGGCGAGAAGGACCCGACCCTCCAGGCTCTGGGGATGGGCGGCCAGATCTACGGAGCCCGGGCCGACGCGATCGTGCTCGACGACTGCGTCACCAAGACGAACGCCCACCAGTGGGAAGACCAGATCGACTGGATCAACACCGAGGTCGATTCCCGGCTCGAGGAAGACTCCGGGCTCCTGGTCGTGGTCGGCACCCGGATCGCGCCCGAGGATCTTTACAAGAAGCTCCGGTCCCCCGACGACTACTCCGACGTCGAGGACGACACCACCCACGACACCGAGACCGAAGAGCGTCCCTGGACCTACCTCTCCCAGCCGGCGGTGCTCGAGTACGCCGACCTCCCCCGCGACTGGGTGACCCTCTGGCCCCGGTCCACGATGCCGTGGTCCTCGACCCAGCCACCGTCCGGCGACGATCTGTACGACCGGTGGGACGGCACCCGTCTCGCGAGGAAGCGCCGGAAAGGCGCACGGATCTGGAGCCTGGTGTACCAGCAGCAGGACGTCGCCGACGACGCGGTCTTCCCGTCCGCAGCGGTCTACGGCGCGGTCGTCTACACCCGCAACCCCGGACCGATGGACGGTCGGCTCCCCGGCCACCGCCGTGAGGGGATGGACGGGCTCCACGTCATCGCCGGCCTCGACCCGGCCGGAGCGGGTCACACCGCGATGGTCGTCCTCGGGGTCGACCGGGTCACCAAGATCCGCCACGTCCTCTACGCGGTCAACGTCGCGAGGATGGCCCCGCACGAGATGCGCGCCAAGATGATCGCGCTCACCGACATGCTCTCGATCAACGAGTGGATCGTCGAGAAGAACGCATACCAGTCCTCGATCGCTAAAGACGAGGCACTCCTCATACCGCTGCGTGACGAACGCCAGGTCCGTATCCGCGAGCACTTCACCGGTGCCCAGAAGTGGGACGAAGACTTCGGCGTCGCCGCGATGGCGACCCTGTTCGGGGAGTACGACGCCACCGGCAACCGTATCTCCGAGCCGCTGATCGAGCTCGCCTCAGTCCAGAACAATCATGCGATGAAGTCGCTGGTCGAGCAGCTCATCACCTGGCAGCCGAACGCACCGAAGACGCAGAAGACCGACCTCGTGATGGCTCTGTGGTTCGCCGAGCTCCGTGCCAGGGAGCTGACCTCCCTGTCCGCCGCGAGCCGGCGTCACCACGCGCCGAACCGGTTCGCCTCGCCCCGCTCGCTCGAGCGGCGCACCGTGCTCGACCTGAGGGACTACGCCACCGCCTAAAGGACTCTAACCGAGGGAGCCGTCGTGTGGTCAGCGATCTGTCCCTGGTGCGCCACGAAGTTCGAGGCCCCCGACACCTGGAGCCCCGCCCAGGTCCGGGAATGGGTGGTCGAGAACCACTGGCCGATCCATGTGCAACAGATGGCTGACGACCAGAAGCCCCGGTGTTCCCGCTGCCACCGGTACGAAGACGGCGGGGTCACGGCCGACCATCCGCTCCACCGCCGGTGCTTCGACACCGAGTGTTTCTGCGCCTGCTCACGCACGCTCGCCCCGAAGGAGGGCTGACACCTCTTGGCCCTCACCGACTCCGACGTGTACGCGAAGTACCAGACGCTCAAGTCCCGGCACGGTCAGCGAGACTCCCGGATGGCAGACGCCGCCGCCGTGCGGCGCGGACAGATCGAGCAGATCGCCCCCGGGCTGTTCCCGACCGACTGGCCGAAGTCGATCATCGCGAACTTCATCGACACCGCCGCCCGTGACCTCGCCGAGGTCATCGCCCCGCTGCCGTCGTTCAACTGCTCCGGGTCGTCGATGGTCTCCGACGCCGCCCGGAAGTTCCAGGACAAGCGGACGAAGATCGCGAACTACTACCTCGACCACTCCGACGTCGAGCGGCAGGCGTTCTCCGCCGCCGACCGGTACCTGACCTACGGGTTCAAGATCGGGTACGTCGAGCCGGACCTCGAGGCCGGCTGCCCCCGGATCACGCTCGAGGACCCGATGGGTGCCTACCTCGAGTGGGACCGATGGAACCGCCCGGTCACCTACCTCAAACGGTTCGAGAAGACGGTCGGCGAGCTCGCGGCGATGTTCCCCGAGCACGCTCGCGCCATCCGGGGCGACGGTCAGCGGAGCCGCCAGGACTCGGCCCGGATCGAGATGGTCCGGTACGTAGACGCCGACTGCACGATCCTGTTCCTCCCGCAGCAGGGGCTGATCGGCAACCGGGTGCTCTCTCGGACGAAGAACCCCCTCGGCCGTATCCCGATCGCTACCGCCGTCCGCCCCGGGCTCGACGACGAGCAGCGCGGCCAGTTCGACGACGTCGTCTGGATCCAGATCGCCCGCGCACGGATGGCGCTGCTCGCGCTCGAGGCGGCCGAGAAGTCGGTCCAGGCCCCGATCGTCGCCACCCCGGATATGCAGGAGATGGCGTTCGGGCCGGACGCGATCCTGTACTCCCAGTCCCCGGAGAAGGTCCGCCGGCTCCCGGTCGAGATCCCGCAGTCCGCGTTCGCCGAGATGTCGAACCTCGGCAACGAGCTCCGGCTCGGTGCGCGGTACCCCGAAGGCCGGACCGGCTCGATCGACGCCTCGGTCGTCACCGGGCGCGGGGTCCAGCAGCTCCTCGCCGGGTTCGACACCCAGGTCAAGACCGCCCAGGCGCTCGACAAGCGGTTCTACACCGAGGTGATCGCGCTCTGCTTCGAGATGGACGAGAAGTTCTGGCCGTCCCGGGAGCGCACGATTCGGGGCACCCAGCTCGACGCCCCGTACGAGGTCACCTACCGCCCGAGGCGGGACATCAAGGGCGACTACACCGTAGACGTCACGTACGGCATGGCCGCCGGGATGGACCCGAACCGGGCTCTCGTCTTCCTGCTCCAGATGCGGGGCGACAAGATGATCTCCCGGGACTTCGCGCTACGGCAGATGCCGTTCAACGTGAACGTCACCGAAGAGCTCGCCCGGATCGACGTCGAAGAGCTCCGCGACGCGACCAAGCAGGGGATCGCCGGCCTCGCCGCCGGGATCCCCCAGCTCATCGCCGCCGGCCAGGACCCGATCCAGGTCCTGTCCCAGATGGCGATGCTCGTCCAGTTCCGGCAAAAGGGACTACAGGTCGAGGACGCCGCGATCAAGGCGTTCACCCCACCCGAACCCCCGCCCGCTCCTGAGGGAGCGCTCCCCGGAGAGGCTGCTACCGCCCCGGGTTCCGAGCCAGGACCCTTGACCACGGGCACCGCACCGGGTCAAGAGGGCCTCGGAGCGGGCGGGGCCCCGGACCTGCAAATGCTCTTGGCCGGCCTGACCGGTAAGGGAGAGCCCAACCTGCAAGCAGCCGTCAGTCGACGACTGCCCGCCTAACAAGGAGATCCGATGACGGAAAGCAAGAAGGCGGACGCCTCGGCGGCGGCCGCGAAGAAGGACGAAGACCTCGACGACATGGGTTACCGCAAGATCGTCAAGGTCAACAAGCCGACCGACGAGACCCCCGACCGGCAGCAGCTCGACCCGGCGTTCCCGAAGACCGAGGTCGACCCGAATCCGACGGGCGAGGACACCACCGGCCGGTACAACGAGGACCAGCGCGGCGACGACGATGACACCGTCTTCGACGGGTTCGAGCACCTCCAGGCCGACTCGGACGAGCACAAGCGTGCGGTCAAGGAGGAGGAGAACAAGTGAAGAAGGTCTCCAAGGACTTCGGCGCACAGGGCGACAAGGCCCCGACCCAGAAGCCTCAGCACCGGATGGCGGGCTACCCGAAGGACGTCGAGCCGGCGTCCGGCGAGGTCGCTGTCGGCAAGAAGGGGCCGGGTTCGCACGGCTCCGGGGCGACCGCGAAGTAGATGGACGAGGACGAGGTCGGCGAGGACCAGGAAGAGGCCGAGGATGAGTGTATCTCGGCCCGCTGGTCCTGGCCGATGCTCATCTTGCGGGTGCTCGAGATGGTCTCCGGGGTGTTCTACGTCCTACACACCGGGATCGATTCGATAGCCGACCTGTTCGGCCGGCATCACAACTGGAAGTACGACCAGCGGGAGTTCGCCGAGGTCACTCGGCAGGAGATCGAGGGGATTCCGGTCCAGCGTCCGGATCGGTAGTCCGGTAGGTGTCGGGGCTCGATCCGAGGCGCTGCTCGGGGGTCTGCCGACCCTCGAGCATCCTCCCGAACACGAGGATCAGCGAACCACCGATGACGAAGATCGACCACGCCCAG